TTTTTAGATGGAATATTTACGAGATATTTTAGGCACATTGTTTTTCATGCTAGTACCGATTACTGGATTTTTATCTGTTGCATTTCTGATGTATCACGAAAAATCAGGTTGGGGATGGTTACTTTTAGCAGTGGTTGCCATATCAGGAAGTTTAAAAATTAGTTATGGCAATTAAGCGAGGTGTTGAGTGATGAAATGGCATCAGAAGGCACTCGTCAGGGTATTTAGTAGCAACATTCTTACATTTCTATTTCAACTCATTGCTTGGGGTTCGGTATCGGTTTTAATTGCGATAGATAAATTAGGCGAGTTTAATCTTCATGTTTATCTAAGGGCATTACCAATAGTGATTATTCAGGCGTTAGTGATGACCTATCTAATCAGGTGGGTGTTTAAGTTTTGTATGAAAAATATTGATATCAAAGGAGGCATCTAATGCAGGGAACTAATTTAACAGAAATGAAAATTAACATACCAGCCGAACTTAGTGAAAATACAGCAGATCTTGTTGTTAAATTTGCTGAAGCCATGGCAGAAAAATTACATAAGTCTGAGAAAAAATACGGGTATTCAGACGAATGGATGGCTAATAGCTGGGGATTGGATTGTAAGAATCAATTCATGCGACACATACAGAAAGGCGATCCTGTTGATGTGGCTAATTATTGCGCGTTTATGTTTTATCACGGCTGGTCAACTATGCTCCCACCAATGCCAGAGGGTGAGTGATGAGCTGGATTAAACGAAGTGATGAAACGCCACAGGAAGACGGCAAATATTTTACATTTGGTTCTCATGGTCGAACTACTGCATGGTGGAAAGGTGATATCCATAAGTTTCAAAATGCTGAATCTGGCGAAAATGAAGGAATGCAAGATATGGATGGTGAAGTTTATATGGTCACGCATTGGATGAATTTACCAGAAAAGCCAGAGCCACCACAGGAGAGCTAACAGTGAGTGATGAAACATACAAATGGATAGTAGCCACGTTATCAATGATGGGCTACGTGTGGATTGTTACACAAGCGTTTTGCTGGTTCTTAAGTTTGATATTCAGCAAATTATTTAAACGCAAATCAAAGGAACGAAAGCAAGCGGCAATTGATGAGCTGTACGATGCGTTTGAACTTAGCGAAGTCAAAGATAACCAGACAATTAAGGTTGCAACCAAAGGCGGTTTAGTCGTTATGATTTATCGCCAATAGGAGGCTAATTGACAAATGATATCTGTCTCCATAAATCCAACCTCAAAGGCATTTTCAAAACCCTCTCAGAAGTAACAGAAACCGGTAAGCGGTACCGAATCAAAATCACCGAATGGCGTGAACTCAGAACAATACCAATGAATAAAACATGGCGTATGTGGGTAGAAACCACGGGCGACTGGTTACGTGCGCGTGGTGTTGTCATTGATATTAAAAACGGTGCTGGTGAAGTCGTTCTATCAAAGCCAATCACTAACGAAGAAACGCATGAGTATTTTGTTGGTCACTGGCTAGGTCGTGATGAAAACGGAGGGCGTGAGAAAACCCGCAAGATGGATAAAGCACGGATGCTCTACATGATGGAGAAACACGAAGCATGGTGTATTGAAAAAGGCATTCCAATCATCATCCCAAACGACAGCGAATACATGAAACTCAAGGAGCAGCAAGAGAGATGAAACTTAAAAATATTTTAGATGCCATGCGGTGCGGAGATAACTGGTTATTTGGAATGTATCAGCGTCCATACCTTAAAGAGTGGGATGATTATCTAAATTACCTGATCGACGAATGCGGTGTTGTGGAAGAGTGTAGTTGCACAATCACATTTAATGATAACGGTGAAAACGTAAAGGTTTGGAAAGAAAATAAATATTATGCCTATGGTCATCAATACAAATTTCCCAGCGATGAGGCATATGAGTTCAGACCGTCATTCATAACGATGATTAAATTATCAAACCTTGTTGATAGTCGTGAGAAGAATCGAGTGAATTCTTTCGCCAATGAGTTAAGACAGAAGGTAAAAAAATGAACTGCCAATCATGCAATAGACAGCTAACAGATGAAGAAATTTATGTGTGTGCTCAGTGTGCTGATGAATACGCTCATTTGGAAGTGATGGATAAAATCAAAGGAGAGGGAGATGGCGAACTTACGCAAAGAAGCTCGAGGCCGTGAATGCCAAATTAGAATACCGGGTGTATGTAATGGCAATTCTGAAACTGTCGTCTTAGCTCATTATCGAATGTCTGGCATTTGCGGTACCGGAATAAAGCCTAATGATATTTTTGGCGCGTGGGCGTGTAGTGCTTGTCATGATGAATCTGATAGACGCACTCACTATGTTGATGCTGAATACGCAAAGCAATGTCATTTAGAAGGTGTTATTCGCACTCAGGATATTCTCATCAAGGAGGGTAAGATTAAGGTATGAACGAGTATCACTTAAAATTGCCGTGGCCACCGAGCAATAATACCTACTGGAGGCACTGTAGAGGCAGGCACTACATATCACCTAAAGGCACAAATTACCGAAAGCAAGTAACAGATTACATCAAGCAACACAACCTAGACGTCAAAACCACTTCCCGCATCAAAATAGTTATCACAGCAAATCCCCCAGATAAACGACAAAGAGACCTCGATAACTTGCCAAAGGCAGTTTTCGATTCGTTAACTCATGCCGAATTTTGGGTAGATGATAGCCAAATTGATGATATGCGGATCCGTCGAGGTGAAAAGGTTGCTCATGGCTCATTAGATATCACGATATGGGAGATAGATGATGTTCACTGACTTAATCGCGGCTATTGAAGAAGCCAGATATTTAAAATCAAAGTTTAAGTTTGATTATTCAGTTGTGCAGAAAAGTAGTGGCTTGATGAAAGTAGAAACTAATCATCGAGCAGAATTATACCCGCAGATAGGTGTCATGTTTAGCACTAAAAACGACGCAAAGCACACAGTATTACCGGAGGTGAGATGAGGGAATGTGATCCGTTCAATCTACTGTCTCTTTACTCAAGCAAAAATGAATTAAGGCGGGTTTGGGGTTCTAATCGAAAAAACGCATTAGACAGTAAGCGAGTCTGGGTTCGCTACATGCTAATGACGTGGGGAAAGGAATACGGTGGCAATGACTACCCTCACTCTGGGTCAGATAGTGTCATTGGACGATTAATGATTAGGACGGAATGGAGCGAAACAGAAGGGGAAAGAATAATAAAAGTTGTAAAAGACTTGTATAAGATGGGATATCAAGGAGAGGAGTTATTCAAAAAGTCACATGAGATATTAAATCCTAAAAATAAAATAAGCGACCTCATTGCTCTCGCCAAAGAATCAGATGATGCCGCTTTTGTAGAAAATGTAATAACGAAAACATTTGCTAAAAACAATCCAATTCGTCATGTAGCTATTAAACGATATTGTGAGCGCAAATACCCGCAAAAGATGGCTCGTGAATTGAGTTATCAAACTAAAATCAGCATACAGCAAGCAGTGAGGAGGATCGGCTGGGCGGAAAGCATTCTTGAAGAGGAGATGTTTTACGCAATGAAGCATGAACTAGAAAGGGAATTATGTCTGATTTCATAAATATTTAAAATATATATTGCAAATGCGAATTTTATGTGTATAGTTTGTGATATGCTCGGGCAGTAAAACAAAGAGCAGATAGATTAAAGAGGGTAAGAGATTACCTGCTGATTACGGGCTGAAAAGTTCCGATTTAAGACCTCGCTTCGGCGGGGTTTTTTGTTGTCTGCAACTTGTAAGCAATCGTTACAAGTTCAACTCTCCGGAATTTCCGGATAGTTCACATATTCGGTTATTCCGAACAACTGAATTCCTTGCTATAAGGTTATGGTAGCGCGTAACAGTCTGGCTGAACTAAACCAGCCATCTATTTCAATAAGTCGTCTAGTGCGACTTTTTTCGTATATGCCGACCACAGAATCAATCACAACACCTCACATTCACACAAGAGCTGTGAGTCGGCGTTCTATTAACTAAATTCCTCCAAAAAGGAGGCGGTATGACACGAATGGACGAGAAAGACAAATTCAGTGCCACCGCATGGGGTGTCATATTCGCTATATCCCTATACGGCGGATTGGCTAGATACATTATTGACAATAAACGTAATGGTTATCGGTGGAGCTGGGTAGGAGCAATTATGCAAATGTTCGTATCTGGCTTTGCTGGAATGATGGGTGGTCTTATATCAATAGAGCTTAACGCCTCATTCTACTACACATTATTTACGGCTGGCTTATGTGGTTCCGCTGGCTCTTTAGCATTGGATTTCTTCTGGGATAAGTTTACATGGGGTAAGAAGTGACTAGACCAGCTCGCGGTGAGCGAAATAACAATCCGGGCAATATTCGGCATGGTTCAAAATGGCAAGGGCTATCCGCACAGCAAACAGATCCGAGCTTCTGCCAATTTGTATCACCTGAGTACGGTATTCGGGCTATCTATAAATTACTGCAGACGTACCAAAATAAATACGAACTCAATACTGTCGAGTCGATTATCGATCGGTATGCTCCTCCAAATGAAAACAACACTACTGGCTACATTAATCGCGCAGCTAAAGATATTGGTGTTAGCGTAAATGAACCTATTAACGTTTCATCTAAACCCGTTGCGATTGCATTAGCTACGGCGATCGTTGGTGTTGAGTTAGGTTATCAGCCATACAGTAAGAAAGTCTTTGAAGATGCATGGTTGTTGTTATGAATCTAGGCGAAACAATAGTGTCCGTGGGCGTTATTCTGGCAATGATCATCACTATTGAGTGGCAGAGCGGCAGAATTGATAAGCTGAAAGATTCAAATGCTGAACTAACCACTCAATTATCACAACAAGTCGAAATCAACAAAGACTATCAAGCCCGTATCACTCGACTAAATCAACTCGATATTAAATACACTCAGGAGTTAGCCAGTGCAAAGAATGAAATCGACACTCTTCGTGATGCTGTTAGCTCTGGTTCTAAGCGGGTGTACATCAAAGCCGAGTGTCCAGCAACCACCAAGAATCCAACCGAAAGCGGAAGCAATGAAGCCACCGCACGACTTAACAAAACAGTTGAACAAGATTATCTACGTCTCAGAGAAATGATAGTCGAGAACGAACAGCAAACTTTGTATTTACAAAATTACATTAACACTGAATGCCTCGCTCAATAGCGGGGCTTTTTAATGGAGAAATATCATGGCAGCGCAAGGTTTCGATAACCCAACTCAATTCCGTGAAGAATTGGATAAAAGCATTCCCAAAGAATAACCCGAGAAGGTTAGATAAATCGTTTATCCATTAAGGAGAGTGATCATATCTTGACTGCTAGGAACAGACTAGAAGCGACCTGATTAACGTAGTGATACGTGATGATGGTTGCGAACTCTACGCATTTCACTCTGTGCACCACATGCACACACATCTAAAAACATCGAACCGTTATTTAGGAATGAGCCTTTGAGGGGATCAGTTATAGCTGATACTGCTTCGATGGGCTGATCTCCTATGTGGCAAGGGTTCATTACTAAGTAAGGACAGTATCATGACAAAATTATCAGTCATCAATAATGCTACATCTGAACAACCAACTATGACTAGTTTAGAAATGGTTGATTACATCAATGCAGATAGAAAGGCAAAGGCTGAGATAGAAGGGTTAAGTTTCCCATGCAAGAAGTATAGAAAATTACAGCATAAGGACTTTTTAAGGAAAGTACCTAAAGTATTGGGTGAAAATCAATCAGCGAAATTTTACGCCGATTACATCGACAATAAAGGTCGCTCATACCCGTGTTGTAAGTTTCCTAAGCGTGAGGCTTGTTTGATGGCTATGAGTTATAGCTACGAACTTCAAGCGCAAGTATTCGACCACATGACTGAGTTAGAAGCTGAATCAGGGTTTGGATTCACTATTCAGCAATTACAACACATGTTAGCTGTGGCAAGAAAAGCCTCTGATGAAGATTCAAGTGATGCAGGTCGCCGATTACGCAAACGCCAAGATGATTTAGCTATCTTAAACCGCGCTGAAAAGTTAATTGGTGACATTAGCCAGATGGCATTGGGTTTAGTTGGTGGCGGAAAGGTGCTCACTCATGAAAAATAATGATTCATTTGCCTGTGATTTTTTTTGTGGCCAAGTAGCCGAGGCTTATTTGCTTTATCTGATATCCGTGTGGCGCAGACCTATTTATAGATATGAGACAGGGGATATTGAAGTCAGTAAGTCATTTCTTCACGGTCTGCTAGATGGGTACCCAAAAGATAGAATGACTGACAGTTATCGTGCCAGATTCTATTCAAAATTACTTAAAGAGTTTGATGAGACTCCGTCAAAAGGCGTGGTTATCTGTGGTGGTAAAATACCAGAATTAAGTAAACGCGGAATTAAATACATGAATGCTCTTGTTCATGAATACGGTGACATGCTTACTGATATTGGTGTTAGAGATGAATACGGTACTCTAGTTCCACCTGATAATTGCCGTTACGAAAATGCAGGAGCAACTCATTGACCAAGAAAGAAAAAGACTGGCTAGATACTCTCCATCGTCAATTACAGCAATCACTTGAATACCTAAATTATGGCAGAGTTAATGATGGCAGGATAGTTGCTGAAATCGTCGAGCGCGAGTTAGGCAAGTTAGTCAACAAACAGAAAACCAAATAGGCCCTAGTGGCCTTTTTTATTGGGTGGAATATGAAAACAAGAACATTTGATTGCAAAGTTACATTACGCCGTTACATGAAGCCGATGCTAATCATCGCTGCGTTAACTAATTGGCGATGGCTTACGGACTTATGCTTTAAGGTTGAAGTTGTACATCAAGGGCAAGAAGTGGAGTTGAGTAGTGAATAAATATCACGTAATAGCAACTAAGAAAGACGGTACAACCTACGAAGGCGTGATGACTACTAAAGAGCCTCGGGTGACTAACGGGTTAATTGGCATCGCATCACTAGATGGCTCATAGGTATACATATCACCTGATGAGATTAGTGATATTAAATATGTGCCAGTAGTTGAACAGTAAATGATTATTCATTTTAGAAAATTCTACAAATGTCATTCTTTGAGTGGCATTGATAGAGTTTTATATAGGTTTATATCCTTAACGGTGTCATTGATTGCCGGAGGTATATAAACGAAACCAGTTAATTATTCTAAAAGAGGCTGATTAATGGCGACTGAAAAGAAAATGGGTCGCCCTTCTGATTACTTACCAGAGGTGGCGGACGATATATGCGCTCTAATTGCCGATGGTGAAAGTTTGCGTTCTGTATGCAAGCGACCAGGAATGCCAAACACAACTAAAGTCATGCGTTGGTTACGAGAATATCCTGACTTTCGTGAACAGTACGCGAAAGCAATGGAATCAAGAGCTGATGCCGTTTTTGAAGAGTTGTTTGATATTGCTGATGATGTAACAGAAGAACCAGCGGCAGTTGCTAAGGCAAGGTTAAGGATAGATACCAGAAAGTGGGCTTTAGCAAGAATGAGCCCTAAAAAGTATGGTGACAAGGTAACTCAGGATATTGATTTGAAATCATCTGACGGCTCAATGTCACCTAAGCCAACAACAATCCAGCTTGTACCGGTGGAGCCTAACAATGAATGACACTGTGCAGCTTCAGATCCCCGCAAAACTGGCTCCGTTATTTACCTCAGTAGATAAGCGATACCGGTGTTCACATGGCGGACGAGGCAGCGCAAAGACTAGGACATTCGCACTGATGACAGCGGTTAAGGCATATCAGGCCGCTAACAACGGAGAGTCTGGAGTAATACTGTGCGCCCGTGAGTTTATGAACTCACTGGAAGAGTCGTCAATGGAGGAAGTTAAACAGGCGATTAGATCTGTACCATGGTTGGCTGCTAACTTCGATATTGGTGAAAAATATATCCGCACCATTGATCGTAATGTCAGCTACGTGTTCTGTGGTTTGCGTCACAACCTTGACAGCATTAAATCAAAAGCCCGTATTTTACTTTGTTGGGTTGACGAGGCTGAGACTGTAAGTGAAACGGCTTGGCAAAAGCTTGATCCTACCGTGCGTGAAAGTGGGTCGGAAATATGGGTGACGTGGAACCCTGAGAAGGATGGTAGCGCCACAGATAAGCGATTCAGGAAACAGCCAGACGATGACATGGTAGTTGTCGAAATGAACTACACAGATAATCCTTGGTTTCCTGATGTACTGGAAAAGGTCAGGCGCAGGGACAGAAAGAACCTTGATGATCAAACCTACGCATGGATTTGGGAAGGCGCTTATCTTGAAAACTCCGATAAGCAAGTATTAGCCAATAAATATGTGGTTCAACCATTCCCTGATGACTTATGGCAGAAAGCAGACAGATTACTATTCGGTGCTGACTTCGGTTTTGCTAAAGACCCAAATACATTACTACGTCAGTTCATTTTAAACGACTGCTTGTACATCGAGTATGAGGAATACGGAATAGGTGTTGAGCTTGACCACATGCCAGCGTTTTACGACAAGATACCTGAATCTCGAAAATGGCCAATTAAAGCAGACTCAGCACGACCTGAAACAATCAGCTATTTAAAACGCCAAGGTTTCAATATTTCTGCTGCTAAAAAATGGCAGGGTAGCGTAGAAGATGGCATTACACATCTACGCGGATTCAAGCAAATAATCATTCATCCTCGCTGTAAAGAAACAGCAAAAGAAGCCCGTCTTTACTCGTATAAAACAGACCGGATCACAGGTGAGGTTCTTCCTGTTATCGAGGATAAGAACAACCACTGCTGGGATGCGGTTAGGTATGGGCTTGATGGGTATATCACACAAAAATCAAATGCAGGCCTATTGGTTCCAAAACGATTACTGAGGCGATAATGCAAGAAAACATGAAACTAGCCGTCAATCACATGGTGAGTGATGCGATAGCTCGTGCCCGTATGGCTTTGGTTAATCCAACCATGGGGCTTGATGCGAAGCGATCATCTGCTTGGTGTGAGTACGGATTCAAACAAGATTTAACCTTTGAGGATTTATATAAGCTATTTCGCCGTGGTGGTATTGCCTTTGGTGGGGTAACAAAACTCGTAGGTAATTGCTGGAAAACATCACCTCAAGTGATTGAGGGTGACAAAGCAGATAAATACAAGAAAGAAACCACTTGGGAAGCTTCATTTAAAAAGTACGTAAATAAGCGTATTTGGAAGGCGTTCAAAGAGGCAGATCAGAAGCGACTTGTTGGTCGTTATGCAGGCTTGATCCTTCATATCAATGATAGTGGGAAGTGGCATGAGCCCGTCACGAAATCAAAGCTACTTAAAAAAGCAACGCCAGCATGGGCGAATGCAATTAAGCCTACTGATTGGGTGACGGATATTAACTCTCCTAATTACGGTCAACCTAGCATGTGGCAGTACACGGAGACGCTACCGAATGGTGGGACTAGAAATATCAATATCCATCCGGATCGGGTTTTTATTCTCGGTGATTATTCAGTTGATGCTATCGGTTTTCTTGAGCCCGCCTATAACGCCTTTGTAAGCCTTGAAAAGGTTGAGGGTGGTTCTGGTGAGTCATTCCTTAAAAACGCAGCAAGACAGCTAAATATCAACTACGAAAAGGAAGCCAGTCTTGATGAGATGGCAAGAATGTATGGTGTTGACATTGCTGGGTTGCAGGAAATTTATAATGAAGTAGCAAGAGAAATCAACGCAGGTAATGATTCGGTTCTTGTTACGAAGGGCGCAAATGTCAGCCCTATGGTTACGGCTGTATCTGATCCAACACCAACCTATATGGTTAACCTCCAAACCGCATCAGCCGCAATGGATATTCCATCAAAAATACTGGTTGGCATGCAAACGGGTGAAAGAGCCAGTACCGAAGATCAGAAGTATTTCAATGCGCGATGTCAATCACGCAGAGAAAGCGAACTCTCATTTGAAATAGAGGACTTCATCGATCACCTAATTAACATCAAGGTACTAGAGCCTATCGGTGAGAAAACGGTTGTTTGGGATGACTTAAACGAACAGTCATCAATAGATAAGCTCGACAGCGCTGAGAAGATGAGCAGAATTAATCAAGCAGCTCTCTCTACTGGTGAGCCAGTGTTTAGCGTCGAAGAAATTAGGACGGCAGCTGGCTATGAAAATGATAGTGAAGAGCCATTAGGTGAAACTGATGAAAATACAGAAAATAAGGACGGCGATAAGACCCGGGACGAAAGCTGATCCAACATCAGTTGATAAATTAGAACGTGGCGCAATGAGAGAGTTTGCGAAACGTATTCGGAGAATATCAAAGGGCTACATTCAACTTCTTAATAGAATCCCCTCTGAGCCAGTCGTCAATAGAAAATACCAATTCGATTTAGACCCTAACTATCTATCAATACTATTGAGAGATGGTGAGCTAATGGTTGATGAGGTGCTTTTGAATGGTGGCGAGTTCAGTAACTTTCTTTTCCTTGAGTATGTGAGCACAGCATACGAAAGAGGAACAGCACAGCAGTACGCAAACTTAGCACAGCAATCAACTGTCTACGCAGCTACTCAACAAAGTGTTGCGACGATACTGATGAGTGAGCCATATCAACTAAGAATGGCTCTAGTTCGCGCTCGTGTTTTCGAAGAGATGAAAGGGCTGTCTGGTCAGGTTAAAGCTGACATGGCTCGCATTCTTACAGATGGTATCGCGAGAGGTTTAAATCCTCGTGAAGTAGCGAGAAACCTAACTAATCAAGCCGGCATTGAAACTCGACGAGCTAATCGGATAGCAAGAACAGAGATAACAAGCGCATTACGTAGAGCTCGATTAGATGAAGCTGACGAAGCCAAGGAAATTCTTAACCTTGAAACTCGCGAAATTCATATATCTGCACTAAGCCCAACGACAAGAGCTAATCATGCCGCTAGGCACGGGAAGATGTTTACGTCTGATGAGCAACGTGATTGGTGGGCTCGTGATGCTAATTCAATTAACTGTAAATGCTCAACTGTAACCATTCTTGTTGATAAAGATGGCAAGCCTTACAACAAGGCTCTCATCAATAAACTGTTAGAGGAAAAAGAAGCCATGAAAGAACGTGGTTATCAATGGGCGGAGGAATAACTGATGCCAATTCAAGTAAACGTCACGACCAAGGTTAATAGCGCCTCTATTCGGCGTGAAACATACAACGGCCGTGAGCACATTATTATCCCAAGTTATACGCTTCCAGCAAACGTCATTATGAATGGTGGATTATATCCAGCAAGTGAGATTGACGCCCATTACCGAGAGTTAGAAGGCACTCCTGCGCCATTAGGCCACCCTACGCTTGATGGTCAGTTTGTATCAGCGCTTTCTTTCGAGGGTCTTAATGTTGGGTATATCGGCGCAGCAAACAGAAATGTTTCCAAGGTCGGTAATCGCATCTATTTAGAAAAGTGGATAGATGTAGATAAGGCTAAAGAGTCAGAAGGCGGTAAAGAAGTTCTTCAACGCGTAGAAGCGATTGAAAGCGGTGAAAGCTCAGAGCCAATTCATACGAGCGTCGCAGTCTTTCTTGAGCAGATTGAAGCAAGCGAAGAGCAGAAAGCGCAGGGTTATAACTGGATTGCAAAGATACACAGCATGGATCATGACGCAATTCTGCTTTATGAGTCAGGCGCAGCAACACCAGATCAAGGTGTTGGAATGATGGTTAATGCTGACCAAGCCACAGAGGTTAAAACTAACAGTGGCGCTCTAGTTGGTGAAACTTATCGTGAAAAATCACATCGCCTTGAAATGGCCGCAAAGAAACAGTTCGTTGCTGGTGATGGTTATGTGTGGGTATCGGACTTTACAGACACTCATGCAGTAATCGTTATCGATGGAGGAAATGCAAAACTACATTCCTACACAAATGAAAATGGCAACATCACCTTTGATGCGCAAGGCGAAGAAGTTGAGCGTCAAGAGTCGTGGGTGAAGGTTGTAACAAACAAACTTAAATCAGCTTTCAGTAAACCGCAGGCAAGCCCTGCAATCAATAACAGCACGGAGGGCGATATGCCTTTAACTCAAGAAGAAAAAACAGAGCTTTATTCAGAAATCGGCAATCAAATTGCTGCGAACGTAACAAAAGCATTGGAAGGTATCACGTCAAAAATTGATACGTTACAAGCCAATCAAGATCAGTTAAAAGAAACTTTAACCGCAAATCAACGCGCAGAAGAAACCGAAATGCGCAAAGTAATTGCCGAAAAATACGGTGAAGTGGTGGCTAACTCACTGCAAGGTCAAGCTCTGATCGACATGCATAAACAAATTGGTGACGCGGCAAGTTTGGCCGGCAACTCAGGCGCACAGCAAGAGCAAACAGGCGCACCAGATCCAACAGCATACTTTGGAGGTGCTAAATAATGGCTACTAGTCGCTATCGCCGTGTAAACCTTGACGGTAAATCAATCACAGAAACTCGCGCAGCAAAAGCAGTTACGTTGCCAGGCACTTTTGTTGTTATTAACGCAGACAATGAGTTTGCTCAAGCAGCCGCATTATCCGGTCGCATTTATGTAGCCAATCCAGCATATCACCAAGGGCTATCTATTCGTGATGGCGTTCCTGTTGGTGATTCTCTGGTTGGTGAGTATGTAGAGGAAGGTCGAGAGTTGGCCGTATTAGTTCCTGCTGGCGATTACAAAAAAGACTCACCGATCAAGCTTGGTGCTGATGGTAAAGGTGCTCTTGCATCTGCTGATACAGAATCAGTAATTGGTTACTCTCAAGATGAAGTGACGCTAAAAGCTGATGATTTCATTCGTGTTCGCTTTCGTGTTGGCACTGTGGCTACTGCAACTACTGATTAATTAAAAGGAAAAAACATGTTTTATACTGCTGAAACTTTAGCAACAAATAGCCGACTGCAACGCCAGTGGGATAGCCTATGGGCTACACGTAATATCTATAACACGCAACATAACCTGATGATAAACCAGTATCGGAATGTTATGGATGGTGAGACTTTAGCGGCAAACCAGTCAGGCGGTTTCTCTAAGGACTTTTGGAAAGAAGTAGATAACAATATTATTCAGTTGCGCGACCAAGAAACAGGCATGGAAATCGTCAATGATTTAATGGGCCTGCAAACAGTGTTACCAATTGGCAAAACAGCGAAACTGTATAACGTGGTTGGCGATATTGCTGATGACGTATCAATCAGCATCGATGGTCAAGC